CATCCGTATGCTCATCACGGGGTTCCCCGGTACGGCGAAGACGGGCGCGCTCGCCTGTCTCGTCAACGCCGGGTTCAAGCTCCGGGTGCTGGACTACGACGGCAACTACGCGCCCCTCCTCCAGTTCGTGGACGAAGATAAGCTGAAGAACATCGACATCGTCACGCTGGAGGACAACATCGGCTTTACGGGCCAGTTCGTCGGCGTCAAGGGCGCCCCTACCGCCTTCGTGCGCGGGGTCCAGCTCCTCGACCGCTGGCGCTACCCCGACGAGAACGGGACGGAGGTGGACGCTAAGGGCGTCCGCTGGACAGACCTGGGTGCCTCGAAGGACTGGGGGCCGGACACCATCGTCCTGCTTGACGGCATCACGGGTATGGGCGAGGCCTCAAAGGCGCGGGGTATGTTCATGGCGAACAAGACCCCCCTGAACATGACTCAGGGCGTTTGGGGCCTCGCCATGCAGGAGCAGATGAACTTCATCAAGCGCCTCACCAACGCCTCGGTCAAGCACCACGTCATCGCCATCGCCCACATGAAGATGATCGGGCCGAAGGAGATCGCCCAGAGCGACGACGCCGTCACGCAAGCCATCAAAGAGGCGCGAGCGGACCTAATTCCGACGCGCTTCCACCCCTCGGCATTGGGGAGGGAACTCCCTCCCACAATTGCTGGAGAGTTCCCCATCGTGGTCAACATCGAGTTGAAGGCGAAGGGGAACAAGGTCTACCGGCGCTTTAACGTGGTCCCCCGCGAGGATATGGACCTCAAGCTGCCGGTCAAGCAGATAGCATCCCTGGGCGAGTTGGGCCCACGTTCGGGGTTGCTCACCCTCTTTAAGGCCCTGGGGGCCAATCCCCCGCAACAGGAGAAAGCAGCATGACGACCACCAACTACCAGGACATCCTGAACGAGTCGTGGGACAACATCCAGCAGGTAGCGGTGCTGCCGATTGGCTGCTGGCTCCTGCGGTGCCGCAACGCCTCCATGCAGCCCCCGAAGGGCGAGGGCAAGTCCCCCTCCGCGCTCTTCGTCTACGAGGCGGTCGAGCCCATGGAGGACGTCGACCAGGGCGCCCTCGATGAGCTGGGTAAGGACTACAAGTACGCCGAGAACCGCATCTTCAAGCGCTTCTGGGTGGAGAACGGCGCCGACAAGGATGCCATCCGCGCTCACATCGAGAAGCACGGCATCTCCTGCGAGGGCATGACCATCGGCGAGAGCCTCAAGGCGGTCAAGGGCCTCGACGTGGTGGCCTACCTCACGCAGCGCCAGTTCACCTCTGGCGGCGAGACGAAGGTCGAGAACGAGCCGCAGAACTTCGTGGCGGCCGACTAAGGGCAGCGCGCAGCACGTGAGTAGCGGGCCCCAGGGGAGGGGGCGTTGGTTCCCCCTCCCCGCCCCTACCAGGAGAAGAACATGACCCTGTTCGCAGCCTACGTCCGCTTCCTCGCCATCCTGTCGATACTCCAGATGACCAACGGCCTCTACCTGCTGTGGGGTCTGGGCGTCGCCACGTTCTGGGGAGGCGTCTTCACCGCCATCTTCGCCTTCGCGGAGTTGGTCAATCGAGAGGAGCCAGGCAATGGCAGCTAAAGGAAAGGGGTCGCCCCTCGGCCGCTCCGCACATACCGGCAAGGCTCGCGCCGCTAACGCCGCGAAGCTCGCCCGGTTGCGCGGGGAGGAAGCGGGGACCCCCAGGAAGCGCTCTAGCTTCGACGCGGCGGTGAACATCGCAAAGCGCTTCAAGCCGGAGAAGGAGCCCAAGAAGTGAGCCCCACAACCGAAGCCCTCCATCTCATCATCAAGCTCATCACCCTGCAGCACGCAACGGGAGTGAGCTTCGGGACTTGGCCTGATGCGGACATCAACCGCCTCCAGGAACTCGCGGCGGAGTTGCCCAAGTGAAGCCTGAGTTTCCCCCGGTCGCCGAACGAGAGGTGCCATCGCAGATGCCCGCGAGCGGGCGCTGCAAGCTAGCCTTTGTCGGTGAGGCGCCGGGGGATGAGGAGTGTGAGAAATTCCGCCCCTTTGTGGGGCCCTCTGGTCGCGTCTTCGACGCCCTGTTGAGAGCTGCAAGTATCGACAGGTCTGAGGTTTACGTGGGCAACGTTTTTTCCACGAAGCTATCGGAGAACAAGGTCTCGAAGGAGCGGGCGATCCGGGGTGCCGGGTGGGAGCCGTTCGTGGCTCGAAACAGCGAGCGTCTGGCGGGCGAACTCGCGACAGTAAGGCCGAACGTAGTGGTGCCGTTAGGCGGCACCGCCCTACTGGCCCTGCTCGGCACCCCGTCCATCGCTAAGTGGCGCGGCGGACTCTGCTATGGGGTAGGTCCCTACTCGCAGCAGAAGCTTCTCCCGACGTGGCACCCCGCAGCGGTGCTGCGGCAGTGGAACCAGTTCCCCATCTGCATCGGGGACTACATCAAGGCGGCATCGGAGGCCGAGAAGGGGCCCCGGATCGACTACCCCAACCGGGTGCTCAACATCGCGCCCACCATACAGGAGGTTGAAGATGCGCTGGGTCGCTACTCATCCATGTCTGGGCTGCTCTCCTGCGACATTGAAACTGGATGGGGACAGATCAGAGGCGTCAGCTTCGCCCCCAATGAGGAAGAAGCGATCTACGTCCCATTCATCAGCTTGGCGACTATCAACCGCTCTTACTGGGCGACACCTGCGCTTGAACGGCGAGCCTGGGAAGCGGTCAAGCGTTGCCTTGAGAGCCCAACACCGAAGCTGGGGCAGAACTTCGTCAACTACGACGTTGTCTGGCTCCTCTCCAAGATGGGCATTAAACCAGCCCGCGTTAGTGAAGATTTGCGGCTACTCCACAAAGCTGTGGTTCCCGAACTACCTGCGTCCCTCGCGTTCATGGCGTCGGCGTACTCAAAGCAAGGGGCCTGGAAGGCGTGGGTGAGCCACGGCGGTGCGAAGAAGGCAGAGCGTGAAGAGAAGCGAGACGAGTGAAAGGACGACGGACATGCAAGTGATGAGTGACAAGGAACTGGCGATGGGCTTCCTCAAGGGCCTGGAGCCGATGGCGGCGAAGATGCTGGTGGCGTTCATCGCCGAGCGCGGGAAGAGCGCCAGCGACGGGGAGATGCAGGACACCTACGACACGGTGATCTGCCTGAGCGGCGCCATGAGCATGAAGCGTCAGGCGGACGCCTTGGAGAGGCTGAGCAAGATCGTGGCCTCCTTCGCCCTCATGACGGCGTTGAAGGACCCGGAGAACCGGAAGATCGTCGAGGAGGTCACGGCGAAGCGCGGCAAGCTGCTGGGCGGCCCGGTCCCCAACGGCGCGGGCACCTCGCCCCCTCCCTCGGAGCCCTACCCGACGAAGACGGAGGCCCCGAAAGATGCCGACTGAGCGCGCACTCGGCGCTCACCGGGAGTACATCCGCCAGCCTGACGGGAGCTGGCGGGTGGACCCCTGGGACGGGCGCACCCTGAATGACAAGGTCGAGGGGCTGCTGGATTTCCTCGGGATGCGGGGCGGGGTCCCCCTCTCGGCGGAGGCGGCCCTCACCAGCATCGCCATCACCCTGCGGCAGCTGCTCGCGCGACTGGAGGCCCAGGAGCGCGAGGCGCAGCGGAAGGCGGAGATGAAGGAGGCGATGCGCTGGATGGACTTCGGCGTGAAGACCGTCGATGGCAGCGAGGGGAAGCCGAAGCCGACTGAGGTGATCCACCTCCCAGAGGGGGTCACGCAAAAAGAGCTAGTGGAGGCCCTGCAGTACGTGCTGGGCGGCAACTTTAGAGGATGGCCAACATGAGGTTTGACAACGACGAGCCGCCTGTGTCGGGGTTGGAAGTGCTAGTGTTCATCGTGATACTCTTCCTCCTCATGTCCATCGCGCGCAGCTGTACAGAGCCCATTCCCCCATTGTAAGGAGGTCGAGATGCTCTTCAAGACGCTAGTTGGCTTCGTGGTGGCGCTCAAGACGACCCTCCGGGGCCGCGCCCACGCCCTGGACCTGGAGGGGGTCCGCCTCGTCCTCTACGTCCCCTCCTTCGGGGCGAAACAGACCATCGTGGAGGCGATGAAGACGGACGTGCGGTTCACCCTCACTGCGCCGGATAAGCTGGGCTCCTCGCACTGCGACTGGCAGATCGAGGGCGTCCCCTTCGATATCCGCGTTACCCGGCCCGAGCACGTCGTCCCTCGCCGGTGGGAGGATTGATGGACCGCCTCCCTGAAACGCTCTGCCTCGGCCTCGCCCTCATCTTCGGCACCATCGGCGGGCTCCTGCTCTGGTGGTGCCTCTCATGAAGGTCAACCTAGAGCAGGCCCAGGCGCTCACCGGCGAGTTGAAGTTCGCGGCCTATGCCTGTCTGGACACGACAGGGACCCGCGAGATATTCGACGTGCTCCGGGCGCGGGTGAACCCCGACCAACTGCGCATCTACGAATGGAACAAGAGACAGCTGGCCCCTTCACTCGCGATGACCCTCCGGGGCCTGCGGGTGGACGGGCCAGCTCGTGAGGCCAGCGCGAAAGCGCTGGCCACCGAACTCAAGGCGCTCAACGCCCGCATCGCCTTCCTCCCCGCCGTGCTGGAGCTATGGGACGGGTGGGAGCTAGAGACGGGCCCCTGCGACGTGGTGGCCTTCGCCCCGTCTGGAAAGAGGAAGCTGCACAAATGGCCCAGACCCCCCGTCAAAGGCGAGAAGCTGCCTACCGAGAATATGACGTGCTTAGTGTGCCTAAAGCCCCGAAGAAAATACAAGCCCTTCGAGGCCGGTTCCGACGATCAAGTAAAGCATTTGCTGTACGACTTGCACAAGCTCCCTCACCGTTACAACAAAGAGGGAAACCTCACCACGAATGAGGAAGCCCTCATGTCGCTGGTGGAGATGGAGAGCCCCCGCAAGTGGAAAGGAACACGCGCCCTATGTCAGGCCCTTCTGGAACACCGGGACCTAGTGAAGCAGCTGGGCTTCCTCAATGCAAAGCTATCTCCTGCTGGCCGTTTCCATGCAAGTTTCAACGTCGCGGCCGCCTGGACCGGGCGCTGGTCAAGTTCGAAGGACCCCTTCGGCGTTGGAAGCAACTTGCAGAACGTCGGCGAACAACACCGGCACATCTTCCTCGCGGACCCTGGGATGACGATGTTCTACGCCGATCTGAAGACGGCGGAGTCGCTACTCGTCGCATACCTGAGTGGTGAGCTGGGCTACATCGAGGCGCACAAGGGCGACGTCCACACCTATGTCTGCAGGCTGCTGTGGCCAGATGTCGCATGGACTGGAGACATCCACCGTGATAAGAAGATCGCGTCTTCGACCCTTCCCGCGTGGGACGACGTCCCCGGCCACGATCTTCGCTTCCAGTCGAAGCGTGTACAACATGGGTCTAATTATGGGCTTACACCCTACGGTATGGCTCGCATCGCTCACATACCTGTGGCGGTCGCGGCTGCGGCCCAGAAAAGCTACTTTGAAGCGTTTCCGATGATCCGCGAGTGGCAGAAGTTCATCGCCGGGGAGGTGAAGGAAAGCCGGCCCTTGTACAACCACCTACGGCGCGTCGTCTGGCTGATGGGCCGCCCCTGGGACGACCACACGAGGAAGCAGGGCCTGTCCTTCTCGCCCCAGGGCGGGGTGGGGGACATCCTCAACATCGGCCTCTATCGCATGTGGGACTGGCACGACCCGCACCTGATCCAGGTCCTCGCCCAGGTCCACGACGCGGTCCTCGGCCAAGTCCCATCCGACCTTGTACTAGATGTGGTCCCCACCATCCGCGCCTGCATGACCGTCAAGAACCCCGTGACGGACTTCCGGGGGGTGACCCGCGAGATGATTATCCCCGTGGAGGTGGCCGTGGGACAGAACTGGGGCAAGCACCATCCCGAGAAGAACCCACTCGGGTTGAAGGAGGCGGCGTGAGGACGGAAACGATAATCGCAGTACTGGAGGTGTGCCTGCGGGCGCAGATCGAGCGGCCCGAGCTGCCCATCTTTCCACCCCACATCCGCGAGCTGATGAGGAGGCTACCGCAGTGAACAGACAGACGGCAAAGAAGGCGCCGCCGCGCCGTGGCAGGCCCCCCGGGGTGACCGCGAGGCGGCCTCCTGCTAGGGTCGCCAGGACGGGCCCACCCCTATCTCCGAGGAGCCGCATGGGCCGCTATCCCCTCTCTCACCTTTCCGACGCCGACTTCGCAGGCATCTTCCAAAACCAAGGGCCCGCCGAGATGGCCCGTAATTTCACCTGCTCCGTCCAGGCGGTGCAGAGCCGGAAGATGAACGTGGAGGCGAGGCTGGGCATCATCCTCACCGGCCCTAACTCCAAGAGCGAGAAGATCGAGCTATCCAAGCCCTTCCTGTCCCACCCCATCGAAGATGGGGTGGTTTTGGTGGGTAGCGACGGGCACTACTGGCCAGGGGCCGTCTCGACCGCGCACCGCGCCTTCGTCGCCTTCATCGAGGAGATGAAGCCCTCGGCCGTCATCTTCAACGGGGACGCGCTGGACGGGGCGACCATCTCCCGGTTCCCACCCATCGGGTGGGAGAACCTGCCCACCCTGGAGCAAGAGGTGGAGGAGTGCCAGGTGCGGCTGGGGGAGATCGAGCAGGCGGCGGGGAAGAAGGCCCGCCTCTACTGGCCGCTGGGGAACCACGACAGCCGGTTCAACATGAGGCTGGCGGCGATGACCCCGGAGTTCAAGGGCGTCCAGGGTACGAGGCTGGTCCACCACTTCCCCGCGTGGGAGCCGTGCTGGGCCGTGGAGGTGGGCGGGAAAGGGGGCGCCGTCGTCAAGCACCGCTACAAGGGTGGTATGCATGCGCCGCATAACAATGCGCTTTGGTCGGGGCGGACCATGGTTACGGGCCACCTTCATAGTCAGAAGGTCACGCCCATCACCGACTACAACGGGACACGCTGGGGGGTTGACACTGGCTGCTTGGCTGCGGTGGGGGGCCCGCAGTTCGCCTACGCCGAAGCCAACCCCCAGAACTGGCGAGGCGGCTTCTGTGTGCTCACCTTCCGAGACGGCTCCCTTCTCCCCCCGGAGCTGGTTATGGTGATGGATGAAGAGGCGGGGGATATTTGGTGGAGAGGAGAACTCTATGTCGTCTGAAACCCAACCGACCCCGTCCAACGGGGCCCCGATCCAAAGCATCGAGCCGTCCACGGGGTCAGTGACCCCGGTCCTGGGCTACAAGGTGCAGACCGACGCGGCTATCGCGTTGGTTAACGAGCAGAAGCTCTCCGAGGAGGTCATCCTGCGCCACCTCGACAAGCTGAAGAAGGACAAGGGGATCGACCAGCGCTGGCTGAATATCTCCCGCACCCACTTCGAGCTAGCCTTCATGGCCCTCAACCGCTCCATCATGCGGCCCGGCCGCGTGCCCCTGCCAGAGGACAGCGCCTTCAATGCCGCACCCACTGCGCACTGAGCTAGGGGGCTTCTTCCTCCCCCAGGACCGCCTGTGGCGGGTGGAGGGGAAGGGGGCCAAGGGGCCGTGGGTGGCCGGCTTCACCGAGTACAACGGCGAGGTGACCGGCTGTTCCCTCATCCTCTGGAGCTGGGCCCAAAACGCTAGAGGTAACGCCCACTACATGATCGACCAGATGCGCAAGAAGGGCTTCAAGGTGGAGGCAGTTGATGAGACTACGGAGAACAGCTAAACTGCTGGGGCACTTTCTACCCCCCAGCCGTCCCGCCGACCAGGTGATCGGCGGGGAGGAGAACCCCTTCTACGAGCGGTGGTATCTCCTGCCGAAGAATTACTACTTCAACGTGATGTGTCACCGCTACCATCGGAGCGACGATGACCGAGCCTCCCACGACCACCCCTGGTGGAACCTGTCCTTCCTGGTTCGGGGCGCCTTTATGGAGTGGGGCGGACGGTACGATGAAGATGGTGTATCTCTGCGTATGCAGGGGGACGTGGTTTACAGACGACCAGAGGCCGCCCATCGGATCGAACTGTTCCAGGTTAGGCCTGTGGCCCCCGTTACCCTCTTCGTCACCGGACCAAAAGTGAGGGAGTGGGGCTTCTGGTGCCCCAAGGGCTGGCGCCACAATCGCGACTTTGTCAAGGCCGGGGACGATAGCCGGATCGGGAAGGGGTGCGACTGATGCTGGAAAAGCTCTATAGACGGTATCGGTACGGTGATGTAAGCTGGACGCCACCACTATCGGAGAGAGTTATGAGAACCTACGACGCAGCGAAGATCAGGGCCGGGAGTGCCAAGAGGGGGGTCGCCCTGGGCTTCCTCCTCATCGGAGCCGTCCTGCTCGGCGGGTACGGCCTGCTGCAGTGCGCCCGGGACCAGGGGAAGACTACGGTCAAGCCCAAGCCCGGGACGACCCAGCCCGCCACGAAGCCGGCCCCGCAGAAGCGCCCGGCCCAGGTGAAGCGGGCCCCTGCCCCTGCGCCGCTGGCCGACCAGATTTTCAGGGGGCACAGCCCCAACTAACGACGGAGACGGGAAATGGAACTTATCCTGACTATCCCCATGGTGCGCGACCAGCTGGAGCGGCTTGCCGCGAAACCTGACACGCCATCCCACATCGCCAAAGAGATCGAGAGCCTCATCCCCCAGCTACGGCGCCGGAGGATGGAGCCCTACAAGCCGAGACTGCGGGTCAAGCGCACGACGGAGGCGCAGATCGCGGCCATCAAGCGATTGCACGCCGAGTTCCCCAACCAATCGCTGGACTGGATTTCCAAGAAGGTCGGGGTCAACATCTGCATCGTCAGCCGCCATATCCACGGCGAGCGTGCGGACGCGGCGAGGGCTTCCATGGAGGCCAACGATGTCCGACATTGAGGAGACGCTGAAAGAGCGAGGCGCCCGCTACGGGCGCTTCGCCGACCACGCGGTCATCGCCCAGAAGCTCCGGGACGCGATGCGCTTCCATACCAACTGGGATAGGCTCGCCCCGGATCAGAAGCAGGCCCTGGAGACTATCGCGGACAAGATGGCCCGCATCCTCAACGGGGACCCCGACTACATCGACAATTGGCACGACATCATCGGCTATGCGAAGCTGGTCGAGGACAGACTGTTGGCTGACGTGGACAAAGCGCTAAAGGCGGCCCTGTAAGGGCCGCCTTGCCTAGTGGGAGCCAAGCACCTTCCCGCCGAAGGCGACGATGACTGAGATGGCGCCGGCGATGAGCGCCGTGTAAACCTTCGACTTGGCGTCAGCCGCGATCAGCTGCTCCTTCATGCCGTCCACGATCTTCTCCAACTCCTTATGGTTGGCCTCGTAGACCTCGCGGGGGAGATACGTGGCCTGCATCTCCTTCAAGCGGCCCGCCTCGTTGTTGAGCAGCTCAAGGCGACGGTGCATCTCCTGCGTGTTCAGCTCATAGGCGGTCTTCACGAAGGACATCCTTTCGTCGGAGGTCTTCTGCATCAAGTCCAGCCTTAGTGAGATCAACTCCTTAAGTGCTTCCACTTGATCGACGTCTTTCGGGCTCATTCGGCGTCTCCCTTCCTGAGCCCAGGCGACCTCCCTTTTGACGGTGGTGCATCCTGACGAGGGCGGTTCTTCAGGCGCCCCTCATGCTCAACGTTCATCTGTTGGATATTGCCGCGTCCGAGTAGCGGGCGGGTCTGCCCCGTCTCCATCAGTCGTTGCGCGGCCCCGCTCGCCTCTAGCATATCACGGAAAAGCTCGCGCCGCTTCGCAGGGTCCTTCTCCTTCTGGAAGGCCTTCTCTAGCCGCGCCGCCTCGGCCTGGACGGTGTCGATCTGGCTGCGGAGGTTCTCGAACTGCCGCGAGACGGCCGTCCCCTGGACCTCCTCGGGCCCCTCTGCGACCTTCGCCTCTGCCTCACCGCTTTCAGCGGTGAGGCCCGCAGCGGCACCAGCGCCGCCGAGTAGCTCGACGCGGCCCTTGTCCGCTAGCTCTTTCAGCTTCGCCGTGACCATCTTCCCGGTGATGATCGGCGGCCCCTTGTCGGGGTAGCCCATGGCCGTTTGGAGGCGCCGCCCTAGCTCTTGGGGGGTCAGCCCCGCCCCGTACTCCTTGATGAGGAGGTCCTCGATGGGCGGGTGGTTAAGCCGCATCTGCGCGCCCTCCCGCTTATCATAGGCCTCCTTGCGGTACTCGGCCGAGCGCTTCTTGGGGTCGAACCGGCCGGGCGTCTCGGGGATGATCTCCTTCCGGGGGTCCTTCCCGCCGTGGGTGCCCTCGATGATGGGGACCTCGCCCTCAGCGGGCTTCGCACCCTTCTTCTTTGGCACCGCGCCGAAGACCCCGACCTCCTTCTCGCCAGCGTTGTGCTTCATCCACAGCCGCCACGCCGCCGCGCTGTCGGCCGCCTCCATCATCTGGGGGCTGTCCGCCACCTTGGCAAGGCGATCCACTGCGGGGTGGGAGCCCGCCTCTTTCGCGCCCTTCGCTGCCGCCCGGGCCCCGCCCTGGATGCCCTGCATCTCCGCGACGACCGCCTCTAGCTCTGCCTTGAACTCGGCCGGGGCCGCCTGCTTCATCTGCGCGACGTGCTCGGGCGCGCTCGGGGCGGGCTTCCCTCGGAAGGCCGCGCCCTCGCCCGCGAAGCCGCCCTTGGCCGCGCGGAAGGTCGAGCCGCCGATGACGGGGAGGATGGCGGTGAGGGCGTCGCCTGGATTGTGCTCGCCCGGGGGTGCGTTGGCCACGCGGGAGGCCGCTTCGACGGGGAGCCGCACCGCCTGCTCGGCCAGCTGCGACGCCCCCACGAAGGGGTTCGGCGCCTCCTCGTTCGGGAAGGGCGTGTTGGGGATGGTCGGGCGCGAGTAGATGGTGCTCTGCTGCCCCGGGTCCCCCGAGTAGGTCTTCCCCAGCCAGTCGAAGAGGGCCTTGAAACCTCGCACGGAGGCGAGGGAGCCGGGGTCCTTCACCATCCGCTCCATCGTCTCGATGCGCGGGTTCTGACGCAGCTGGGCCATCGTCTCCTCCGCCACGGTGGGCGGGGCAGGCTCGGCGGTGATCGCGTCGAAGGGGTTGGCCATCAGCGTGACTGCGGGACCTGCGGCCCCTCCTCCTGCTCGCGCTTGTACCGGAGCATGTAGTCCTTCATGCTCTTATTGTAGGTCATCTCCTGGAGGGTGTTGAAGGCCCTGATCTTCTTGAGGAACTGGTAGGACTCGGTGATGTTCTCCGGGAGCCGCGTCATCAGGATGGACTCGGCAGCCGGGTCATAGACGGCGGCCGACATCAGCGCCATCGGGTTGGACACTTGGTAGATCGACTCCAGGATCGCGTTCGCCTTGCGGCCGAAGACGGCCGGGTAACGCAGCTGTCCGTACCCACCGCCCGGGGAGGCGGCGGCGGCGAGATGGCCGCCCCAGTTGGCGAGGACGCCCGAGATGGCGCCCAGGACGCTCCTCACCGGCCCCTTGGCGATCTCTAGGTCCTGCTGCTTGGCGGCGGCAGCTGCGGTCAGGATGCGCTCGACCCGGGCGAGGCCGTCCTCACCCCAGGCCGCCTCATAGGCGCCCCTCATGCGGGTGTTCGCCAGCTTCGTCATCGCGTTCTCGGGCGAGGTGGAGTTGGCGATGAGGTGGTCCATCATCGCGCGGCCGAGGCCCTTCACGGCGTCCTCGTCGCGGGTCCCGTCCTTCAGCTTCATCCCGACGATGAGGCGGCGGACCTCCTCGGTGGGCTTGGGGTTGGCGAGGAGGTTCGCAACCGCCTCATCGGGGTTCTTCCGGTCGTGATACTGCGCGAAGGTGCCGCGCTCCCACTCCCGCTTCTGCGTGATGATCTTCTCGTTCTTCGAGACGGTGTCCTTGATGTCCGAGTAGGTACGGGTCCACAGCTCGATGTCGCGCTTGACCCGGTTGAACCACTGCGCGCCGCCCTTGGCGGCGGCCTCCTGCGCCTTCTCGGGGGTGCCATACTGCGCGAGAGCGGCCTGCTCGGCGGCGCCGAGGAACTCAGAGCGGATCGCTTGGTCCGCCGCCGTCAGCATATCCTTCGTCCCCTCGGGCTGATTGGAGCCCACGAAGCGGCCCGTCTTGGGGTCGTAGTAGCCCGGCCTGACGGTGGTGGCGCTGCTCTTGCCGAACTCGTCGATGTGGTAGTCCGTCCCCGCTTTCGGGAGCGGGCCGCCAGCCTCAACGACGGCGGGCATCCCACCCGGCTTGGAGAGGAGGAAACGCGCGGCGTCCTCGGGGCGGACTCGCTCGGTGGACTGGTGGTCCAGCCCCAGTAGCTGCCCGATGGGGCCCCGGGTGAAGCGGTCGTTCAGCTGCTTGGTGAGGTTGGAGGCGAAGCGCCAGCCATCGACGTGGTCGCCGAGCGAGTTCTCCATATCCTTGAAGATGGCGTCCTCTAGGACCTGGAGGCGCTCACCTAGGTGCTGGTTCGCGGGGGTGCCCGTGACCGGGTTCGCCTTCGTCCCCCAGCGCAGGTCCTGAATGGTGCGGCGAAACTCGTTCAGCTGCTTGAAGGTGGGCTTATTGACGTGGAGGTTGCCGCTATCGAAGGCCTCCATCCCGAGCAGGTTCCGCAGGTCGTTGAGGATGGCGATGGGCTTATTTTGAAGAGGAATTTTGGTGTCGTTCAGCATCGCCTCGACGGCGTTCGCCGTCTCGTTCGGGACGATAGGGAGGTTGGGGACGCGGTCGTAGGCCTCCTTCTGGATCGCGCGGGCCTGGTCCTTCACGATGGAGATGCGGTGCTGCAGCTCGGCCCCGTACTTCGCCGGGTCGTCGCCCGCCCGCAGTTTCGCCCCGACTGCGGCGACGTTCTCCGTCAGCTCGCGGTCCATAGCGGTGAGGGTGCGCTGGAGCATCTCGCCCGCGCGGGCGCGTGCGATCTCGGGGTCTGCGAGGGGGGAGATGACCGGCTCGCTGCGGGGCCTGATGGAGGGGCGCTCGGCGCGGGGGATGACCCGCATCTTCGTGCCCGCGTAGGTGGATGCGATGGCCCCCGCCATGCCACCCTTGAACTCACCCAGCGTCTTGCCCGTCTCGGCGATGACGCCCTGCGTGGTGGGGTCGTCGGTCAGCATGGGGCCGAGGATGTTGCCGCCCGTCTCGCCCAGGTTGCCGCCGACCGGGATACCGACCGAGGCGCCACCGGCGCCGACCGCCGTCGTCATGGGCTTCTCGATAGCGGCGCGGCCCATCTGCGTGCCCATCTCGGCGATGGGGGCCATGAAGGGGCCGCCCTCAGCGACGGGGGCGATGGGGCCGGGGCCACGGTTGAAGCCCGGCTGCATGATGGGCTCGCCGATGGTGGCCTGCGTGGGGGCTACGCGGGAGGGGGCCGCCATGGTGGGCGCGGCAGCGCGAAGGGCGCCGAAGAAGAGCGCCTGGCGGAAGCCCTCCTCGCCGATCTTCTGCAGGAGTCCCTCGGCCTCGCCCGAGTAGGTCTTCACCCCGAAGGCCTTGAAGGCCTTCCGCACGGAGTCCATCGCGTTCCCGGGGTTGTCCAGGAAGTCCATCTTCGCGTAGGACATCGCCTCGTTCACCATCTCGACGGGGAGCCCCATCGTGTTGGCGAACTGGGTGTTGAACCCCTCCAGGACGGGGGAGAAGGTGCTCTTGATGGCGCGGTAGGGCGGGAGCTGGCTGAGGAGCTGATCGGGCGCGTGGGTGACCTTCCCGATCAGCTCCATCGCGCGGGTGCCTGCAGTCGGGCGCGCAGCCTCCGTCTCCTGGCGGACGATGTCCTCCAGGGTCGGGCGGTTCTCCTCGATGATCTCTTCTAGGGTCTTGGCCATTACTGCGGGGGCCCCTGCGGGTTCTTCTTCAGGTCCTTCGCCTTAGCCTCTTCGATGGCGAGCAGCTCCTTAGCGCGGGCGAGGATCGCGTCGTGGACGGCGCGATCCTTCATCTTCGTCCCGCCCGCCTCCGAGTAGAACTTCTCAAGGGCCTGGCGATCCATCTTCTGGATCGCTTCCAGCTGCGGCGCGGCCGCCTTGTCCTCTGGGGTGAGGGTCCCCGGCGGGGCCACGCTGCGGGTCGGCGGCGGGGTCGGGGTGATCCTATCCTGGAACTCCTTCGCGCTCTTCCGTCCGCCCTCGATGATGTCCCTCATGGGCGGGAGCGACTTGAAGATGTTGGGGACGCCATTGTCGTAGTAGTCCTTCGCCTGGGCCCGCATGTTGTCCATGTCGGGGAGGGTGGCGAGGTACTGGTCGATCTCCTCCACCTTCTGCTCCAGCTTCGCGCGACGGGGGCTGTTCGCGGGCAGGCGGGGCAGGTTGTCGCTGTTCTTCTGGTTCAGGATGGTGTTGAGACGGTTGCGCTCCTGCATGAAGATGTCGTGCGCAGCCATCGCGCGGTTGAGCGCGGACGAGGGGTTGTCGTCCAGGCGCAGCCGGGAGGCGAGCATGGCGCTGCGGAGTTTCGCGTCCTCCTTCAGCTCGCGGCCGTCCTTCAGGAGGTCGGTGATGGCGTGGTCCATCACCACCAGGGCGTCCTGCTTGGCGCTCATATCCGCGTTGTAGCGGGAGAGGTGGCCGAACTGCCCGAGGGCTCGGCCGATGGCGGTCACGCCACCAGCGCCAAAGCCAGCCGCGTCGAACATGCCAGAGGGGTTCTGGAGGAGCTTCTTCCTCGCGTCCCACGGCTCGACGGGGTTCCGCGCGTTCGGGGGCGGGAGGGGGTTCTGCGGCGTGCCCTGGGGCGGCCCGCCGAAGGGGAGGGGGGCGGGCGGCTGGACGATGGGGGTGCCCTGGGGCGTGGTCGGCCCAGGCGGGGGCGTCGCCCCGGGCGGCAGCGAGGACCCAGGCTGGGTGAAAGCGGGCCTCGGCGGGATGCCCGGGACAGTGGGACCCGGCCCAGGCGGTGGAGTGGGCGCAGGCGTCCCAGGGACGGGCGCTGGCGGGGGAACGGGCGCCGGGGGCGGGGTGGGTGCGGGCGGCGCAGGAGGCGCGCCAGGGACCGGCCCAGGCGGCGGAGGCGTGGCGCCAGGGACGCCCATCGAGGGCGGGCCGGGGAGGGGGGTGATGCCACCCGCCTCAGCGACGCCTTTCCAGAGAATTTCCGGCTTCCCGGGGTCCGTGTAGTCCAGGATCATGGCCACGGTGGTGCCGTTCCCGAGGGGGATATTAACCTCCTTCAGGGAGCCCGCGATCATCTTATCGCGCGTCTCCGGGGTGGCCTTCCCTGCCTGGATGAGGCGCTGCCAGGCCTGCTCCTTATCGGAGTCGGTCTTCGGCGCCCGAACGGCACCCTGGGCGAGGGCCAGCCTCGCGAGGTCCGCGTCCGTCCGCTTCATGAGCCACTCATAGGTCTGGATGTGAGCCTCGGGGTTGGCGATGCCCCTCCCGATCTGCTGGCCGGTCTGCGGGTCCTCCGTGACGGCCCTGCCGCCAGCCGGGATGATGACCGACTTGGACGGACGCTGGGTGGCCTCCGACATCGACTTGACGAGGGTCTGCATCACGTCGGGCGGGACGCGGTGCATCTCGCCCAGGATGGCGGGGTCCGAGAAGGCCCGCTTGAACGTCTGATAGGGCTGCTCGTCCTCGTTCTCGTCGCGCAGCTGGTTGACCCGCTTGATGATGCGGTTCTGCGCGTCCATGTTGAGGCGGCGCTCCCCCTCGGCCATGTTCTTGTTCTCACCGAGGTACTTCGCCCCGATCTGGTCGGCGGTCGGGGTGCCCATGATCTTGTCGAAGAGGCCGATCAGGCCGCTGTCATAGGCTTGCCGCTCGATGGGATAGCCGCTGCCCGTGGACATTCCAGGCAGCGG